AACACCAAGCACATCACAACGAGCTAGACGCATGTCTAGTTGTATTGCAAAATACCAAAGATATTGTTGCTAAAAGCGCACTGTGGAAGTTTTACAACAATCTACGCCTAACTTGGGTTGCACTAGACAATGAAATGATTGAGTGCAGGCGCCGCGGGCGTGTAACATCAAAGTACACAGAACTAGAAGTGCAGTTTGCTGAGCATTGCAAAAACTTTGAGCATTGGCAAATTATGGCTGCACTTTTGTACTAACTTGACCTAAAATGGTTTTGCTGCTATAATACAGTTATGGAATACAAAGTAGAGTCAAACAGCAAAACGACCCAAAAGTTTTTGGAAAGTTTGATGCCATCTTTTATCAAGCAACTGGGCTTGCAGAATAGCACAAAAGCATTACTTGTTAAAGTAACAGCAGATACCCCAGATGGTATGGAAGGCGCAACCCTGTTTATGGAGTTTGCAGACTGCTATCTTGTGCTAATCAAGCCCCCAAAGAAACGTATCAACAAAGTTAAGCTGATCGACTTGGCAACTACACTAGCACACGAAATGGTGCATGTGCGCCAGCTTGCTAAAGGTATGATGAAATTTTTGCCCAACAATGCACGTATGTGGATGGGAAAGCGTTATAATAAGTCAGTAACTTATTTGAACCAGCCCTGGGAGTTGGACGCATTTTCTAAACAAGAAATTTTGGTTCGCAGAGCCATTGAGGAATAAATGTATAAATTAATAAACAAAGCAGGAACAGAGTTGGATGGGTTTGAAACCTTAGACTCTGCTATGCAAGCTGCAAAGGCAGTGGGATTCTTTGTAACAATCAAAGGTCCGGAGTTTGAAGTATGTGGTGTGTTTGGGGTAGACACAGTTGCGGATGGCAAGTGCCCAGATGGCATTGCATACGATTGGAACAAAGCATCGCGCATTGGCGCACCGAAACGACGTTAAGGAAAAAGACATGGCAACAGTAGCTGGCATCAAGATTAAAGTTAAAGCACCGCGGGCACAGCGCATCGCATTTGCTGATGAAAAGTACACAGGGCCTGAGCCTGAGTGGCCAGCTGAATCCGCAGAATGGGATGGAGACAAGTTTGATAACCTTCTGCGTAAGAGTTTCTATTACTACAATTACTACTACAGTCAAAAAGACTGTAAGAAGTATGTAGTCGAGTGGCTGCAAAAGAACAGCAAGCTAACGGCAGAAGAAATCCGTGCGTTTAACCGCGCAGGCGACCGTTTGCTACCAATGACAGTGTGCAGCTTGATTATGGCACATCGTCAAGGTATGCCGTTCCGTGGACGCCACATTGAGTTTATTATTGATAGCGTACAAGCTGTCATTGACCAAGCTGAGCCGGAAGTTGTAGAGACTGCGGAGGGAGACAAACCTAAAGCATACGTGCCAACTATCCAGGATCGCCTCAACGAAAAGACCAGCGAAATTATCGGAGAGCTTGAGGGCATCTTTGATGATATTGCAACAGGAGTTAAAAACCCTTCCAAGTTGTATGACTTCTTGGTTGCTAACAACGTAGTACAAAGCCAGTTAGGAAAGTATGAAGGACTATTTCGCAAGCGCAAGGACGAACTATTACTCGCACAGTCTAAAACAGATGACCAAGTACGAGAAGGCTATAGCCATCTTAAAGCCGCTGATTTCAAACGAATTATTGGCTGGATCGATGACTTGCTCTCAGCTGTTGACCAATACCGCGGGGTCAAGAAAGCAACTAAAAAGGCTCGAGTTAAGAAAGCCCCGAGCAAAGAAAAGTTGGTGGCAAAGCTCAAGTATGCCAAAGCAGATGCTGCACTTAAAATTGTTTCTATCAATCCTGCGGACATTATCGGAGCAGGCGAGCTCTGGGTCTATAACATTAAGACTCGGAAGCTGGGCAAATACGTGGCCGCTGCATATAAGCAGCTCAGCATCAAAGGTACTAGCATTGAAGGCTTCGACACAGACAAAAGCACAAGTAAGACTCTACGTAAACCGGACGAAAAGCTGAAAGAGTTTGCTAAAGCAGGTAAAATCCAGTTACGCAAGTTCTTGGACGATATCAAAGCAACAGAGACCAAGCTAAACGGCCGCATTAGTGCAGACGTAGTATTGCTCCGCGTTCAGTAAGCCACAAGTCCTG